AGAGCAGAGGAACAAGAGATTGAGTTCGATGAGGCTCTAGCCCTAGCACAGGACAAGCTGCCCGAAGGTAGCCTGACTGGTAAGGGCAAGAACACATGGGTAACTGAGGAGGGAACCAAGATACTTGAGACTTCCTTTTGTATTGAGGAGATTATCCCCAAGCACTTCACGGGGGTTGTCCTCCAGGAAGCACCGAACCCCAAGTGGAACTACGTCAAGCACCCCGAAACCAAGAAGCGTGTACCCGTATTGATTCATCGCCGCTGGCAGGGCAGGCTCCTGGGCAAGGAGATTACCTTTGAGGCCATTGAGGACGTAAGCGGCGTAACCTATCGTCATGTTAAGTAATCAGGATATTACCCTGGACCGTAAATGGTGCAGGGAACAGGCTGACCGATTGGCTTCATGGGAGGTACTCCGCAGGCACGTTTTACACCTGACGGAACTCCCCATGACTAATGCAGAGCTATGTGATACAATAGGCGTATCCTCGACCTATACTATTCGGTTGCTGAAATCAATACAAAAGAGAATCAATCCTGACGATGCAGAATGAATCCGTTTCTGAGTCCCTTACCTATGTAAGTGACGAGCCTGATATTAAAACCCTTAAGTACGCCTATGACCAGACCGTAACGGAACTGGAAGGGTACTTTGACCTATGCCGCACATCTTATGATGACCGCCGCAACTGGTGGCCTGGCAAGAGCCGTGACCACCGCAAGCATGGTTCTAACGCTTTCCCTTGGGAGGGTGCATCTGATATTGAGTGCCACCTCATTGATGAGCGTATTACACGGCTTGTGTCGTTGTTCATGGCATCACTTAATCGAGCAAACATCCGTGCCTTCCCCGTGGAGAGCGGTGACATTGCTCGCGGTAAGGTAGTATCGGGTTTCCTGAAGTGGATGGTATCCAGTGGTTACATTCCCCGTTTCTATCGTGAGATGGAACTTGGTGCTAACTATCTGCTTGAGCGTGGCATCCTGATTAGTTACGTAGGATGGCAGCGCGAGGACCGCAGGTTCTTACAGAAACTTGACCTTGACCAGATTGCACAGGTCAGCCCAGAGGTTGCTGTTGCTATCCAGGATGGCAACGATGATGAAGAACTCGTAGCTCTGTTGCAAGCCACGTTCGAGGGTACTACCAAGAAACGTGCAAAGAAAGCACTTAAGGAACTCCGCAAGGATGGACTGGCTGAACTACCTGTAGTACGCCGTCAGGTCAATGCACCCGATGTCAAGACACTCGCACCCGATGGGGACTTCTTCTTCCCTCCCTATGTTACTGACCCGCAACGTGCGCCCTACTGTTTCTGGCGTACTTACTACACACCGCAGGAACTGGAGAACAAGGTTGTAACCGATGGATGGGATGAAGGATTCGTTGAACACGTTATTGATAAGTACAGAGGCGTTAACATTGACAGCATTGAGCGCGAGCAAGAAGGTCGCCGCTCTATCAGCCTTACTGATAATGCTTACGAGGCCGAGGAGCTTATTGAAATCTGCTACGGATACCAACGCCTGATTGACCAAGAGGACGGTGCTGAGGGCATTTATTGTACCGTATTCCACAAGGAGTTCAGCGGTGACGAGTTCACCCAGGGGTACGCAAAATTTGAATTACTTAACGGATACGAAGATTATCCAGTGGTTGTTTCTCGCTTATCGGAGGACAGCAAGCGTCTCTATGATGCCACCACCGTTCCTTCCGTCCTACGGGGCATCCAGAATCAGGTCAAGGTTGAGCGGGATTCACGCATTGACAGAAACAGCCTGGCAACATTACCACCTATTCTGCACCCCGTGGGACAAGCCCCTTCTGATTGGGGACCTGGACGCATGATTCCTTATCGCCGTAAAGGTGACTTGGACTTCGCTCCTACTCCCCCGTCCCCGACTGGTTCCATTGAGATTGAAACCACCTTGACTGACCTAGCTGACCGCCTTGTTGGTCTTGATGAGGGTTCAAGCATGAGCCAAATCCGACAGCAGTTCCTCGTGGACAAGTTCCTTAGCCACGCCGCCGAGGTGTTGAAGATGGCCTATAAGTGCTTCCAGCGTTTCGGACCCGATGAAGTGTTCTTCCGTGTAACAGGCATCCCTGACCCGCAGGTTCTTGACAAGGGGAACCCTGACGAGAACTTCGACATCCTGATTAACTTCGATGTACAGAACACTGACCCCGAAACCGTACAGGCCAAGACACAGCAGTTCGTTGCGTTGAATCAGTTGAACGCCAACAACCGCCTGAACGTGGATAGCCTCCTTGATGTCATTGCCGCAAGCATTGACCCCGTGATGGCTGATGCGGTTCTTCAACCCGTTGAGACAGCACAGCAGGAAATGGTTAAGTCCGTTACTGATGACCTCACCAAGATATTCTCAGGCATCGAGATGCCAGCCCGTCCCGCGGGAGCGCAGATTGCCTTGCAGGTTATTCAGCAGTACAGCCAGCAGCCCGATGTGGCGCAACGCCTGGCTACTGATGAATCATTCGCCGCTCGCTTACAGAAGTACGCTCGTCAGTACACCTTCCAGATGCAGCAAGCACAGAACGCTCAGATTGGTCGAGTGGGTACAGCCCCCGCACAGATGGGCGAGATTGATACACAGAACCTTTAATGGATGAACCCCCAGCACAGGTACTATATATTCAGGAACTAGAGATGGCGGATAACAGAACAACACAGGAATACGCAATGCAACGCGCACGTGAGAAGCGAGCGCAGGATTACTTTGATATGTTCAAGGAGAACGAGGGCTACAAACCCAAGGTCTACACGGACACCAAAGGAAAGCGTACCATCGGTATAGGGTTCAACCTTGAGGATGGTGGGAACCGCAGGTTCCTTAAGAAGATTGGTATTGATGTGAATGAACTGTTCGCTGGTCGTGAACTGAATGACGAGGAGATACGTACACTTTACAACCACAGCCTTACACAGGCTTTCGGGGATGCAAAGAAATTTGACCCGCAGTTCAACAAACGACCTGAGCCAGTCAAGAAAGCAATCGTTGATATGGCGTTTAACCTCGGCCTTACAAAGCTGAACAAGTTCGAGCGTATGAATGCTGCCTTGGGTCAAAATGATTACAAGACGGCCGCCGATGAGATGGTGGACAGCAAGTGGTACAAGGATGTAAAGACACGCGGACCACGCACCGTTAGCCTCATGGCTTCAGCGGCACGATAATTTATGAGCATAGAACAGGACCTACAAGCCCTGCACAACCATGAGCATTTCGCTCGGTTCATGCAGGTTATTCACAACCTCCGCGAAGAGGCTATTGCCGAGCTTCACGAAGCACCAACGGAAACCATTCAGCAGGTGTCAGGTAGAATCATTACCTATGACCAAATCCTCCAGTTCGGTGGGTGGGAAAAGTTGCGTCAGCGTTTTTCAGATAGTTTGTAAGGTGATAAATCACCTCCGCAAATATGTTTCCGCATATTTGTAAACAGGGGTGTTATAATGCGCCCATCGCCATCGCTCGGCGTTAATGAGTGGATAAATTATGACAGACGAAATCGCAACTGCTGACGCTGAGGCAGATACAAATTCAGTGGACAATACTAATATATCCGTTGCGGACCTTGCCAATCGCAGGCTCGGACAGATGCAAGCCCAGGCTGAACCCGAAGAGGAGGAAGTCGAGGAAGCATCCGAAGAAGTCGAAGAGGAAGCAGCCGAGGAAGTAGCTGAGGAAACCGAGGAACTCGAAACTCCAGAGGAAACCGAAGAAACAACCGAGGAACAGTCCGAAGACGTTCTTTCACAGTTGGACCTGGACGATATGTCCGAGGATGATTTGCGCGAACTAGCAGACAAACTAGGCAGCCGTGCAGTGGCTCGGTTCGGAGAACTGACCGCTAAACGTAAAGCCGCCGAAGAGCGTCTCGCTAAGCTTGAATCACGATTAGAGAATAACGAAAACCCGCTTGAGTCCAAGAAGGTTGACAACAATCCGTACAGTAACCTCGATACCATCGAGAAGTTACAGGCCAAATCGGACGAGGTCAATCAAGTTGTAGAGTGGGCTGAGGACCTTATTTTTGAAAGTGATGGATACGGCGCAGATGATGTGGTAACAGAAGTTGATGGCAAGGAATGGACAAAGAAGGATGTGCGACAGGCTTTATTAAAAGCACGTAAGGCACAGAAGACTTTCCTCCCTGACCAACTCAAGAATGTTCAAGCACAGATAGAGGGTGAAGAATTAACTGAATCCTTTAACGCTCGTGCGAAAAAAGAACTATCATGGTTGGATGGCGAGGATAACGACCTTCGGAAGCAATTCGAGGCCACGGTAGGAGATGACCGATTTAAGAAACTCAAGAAGGTTCTTAAGCGTGAAGCCCCTGACGTAGCAGCACAACTTGATTACTGGTTTGCTCACGCAACCAATAGTATGTACGGACGCAAGCCCGTTACTGAAACCAAGAAGTCACCTGCCTTGAATCCACCCAAGTCCGTTTCACCATCCTCTGCACAACCAGAAAAAACTGCTGGCAGAACCGCCAAGGCCCTAAAAGAATTAGAGGCCAGGTTTAAAACATCGGGTAACCCCCGCGATTTCGCCGAACTTAGAAAACTTAAAATGGCATCACGCCGCTAATTACAATCATTCACTTATAATCATTATTTAAAATGGCATTCTCAAACACATTCGACACGACCAATCCTGGTTCCGCTGTCTCTAATCGTGAGGACCTCACTGATGTCCTTACTATCCTCGCACCTGAAGAAACCCCTATTCTTTCGAGTGCTAACAAGCAAAAAGCTAACGCTACATTCGTAGAGTGGACCGTTGACAGCCTCGCTGCTCCCAACACTGCTGGTATCCGTGAAGGTGCTGACATCGCATCTGGCGACTTCACTGACAAGTTCGCTGGCCGCGCTCGCCTTGGAAACTACATCCAGAAGTTCCGCCGTGACTACCAAGTTTCGGACCTTCAGGAAGCTGTTGATTCCGTTGGACCCGCTAAGATTGCACAAGCCGAAGCTAAGTCCATCCGCGAACTCAAACGCGACATTGAAGCTACCATCTCTAGCCAAGAAGACCGCGCTGTTGAGAACGGAACTAACACTGCCTATGCCCTTCGTGGACTTGGCAAGTGGATTGAGTCCGCTGCTGACACTGGTGGTGCTGGTGCATCTGCCGACATCCCCGATGCTTTCAAAACCCCCGCTGGTTCGATTGCTGACGTAACTGATGACGAGTTCGCTGAGTCCGAGCTTAACACCATCATTACTTCTATCTTCGGTGTAACTGGTACTTCCAACAACCTTATGTTGGTTGCTGACACCGCTCTTCGTAATGACATCAGCGACTTCGCTCGCATCTCTGGTTCCTCGGACAACAGCGTTCGTAACGTGAACTACAACGGTGAAAGCGGAAGCATCAAGCTGAGCGTTGACCTCTACCAAAGCGACCACGGTGTTGTTTCGGTTGTAAATGCTAACCCTGACTGCGCGCCTGTTCAAGCTGGTCAAGCAGGAATGTCTGGTTACTTGGTCAACCCTGAGTACGTTGGTATCCATGAGCTTATCCCAATGGGAAGCACTCGTCTGCCTAACCAAGGTGGCGGTGAGCGTGGTTACGTTGATTGCGCCTTGACCCTCGGTGTTTACCACCCAGGAGCGCACGGCAAGATTGTCGCAACTGCCTAATTGCATTGAATCTGGGTTGGGGGGATATTCCCCCCGCCCTTTTTCTATATGGACATTATTGTACCCAATATAAAGAAGTATTCGGATGGCGAGATTGACCGCGCATTCATGCGTGAAATCAAGAATGGTTTCGCACTGGAGCGAGCCACCGAACAAAAGAGATTCAATCAGGCCGTCAAGGAAGCCACAGCATTAAAAGGAACTGAACACCCTACGCTTGGAAAACCTGTCGCCACTATGCCAGCCCGTGAGTTCTTCAGGCTGACACAAAAATACGGACATGAAGAAGTTCATTCCAAAAAATTTCTACAGTACTACAACAAGAAGTACCCTGAACTTAGCCCCAACAAAGCATAATGCAATTCCGAACCTACGGCGATTTATTCTCACTTACGAGTAACATGATTGGTGCTGTCACCCTGGCGGCAGACGAACAGACACAACTCGCTAGTTTCATTAACCGTAGATTCTTTGAGGCTTTCCAGACCAGCCAGATGTGGCCGAGGTACGTAATTAGTTCTGAGCCACGAACCATTACACCACAGCAGACCATCCCGACATCCGAGGATGGCTTCTATATTTACGGGGCTGGCGAATCCGCAGTTAATGGTTTGTATCAGTACTCGCAGGAGTGGAACGGTCATGCTTCGTACGTATTAAATGTTAATTCAATTTCGTTCGATGTAACTAGATTTGATGGTATAGAAGAAGCTATCGGAACTTATAAGTTAGACCATAGCCTTGATTTAGGTAATCCTTATTACAGGGGCGCATGGGTTAATCAAACTAATCCATACAAGGTTCTTGCGTACAATGATTCAAACAACGCATGGGACCTTTATGACATAAACCTTGCGGGCGCACAGACCTCAAGTGGAACTAGCCTTGGATATTTCCC